GGTAATTTATCAACTGGTGCATGTATTCGTTCTCTAAATATGGTATTTCGTTCATCTTGATCTGTCGATTTATTATATTCAACAATTGCTCGTTCCGTATCTGGGGTAAAGTACATCTTTCCCAATTTTGCTCTGCGCACTTCTAAATCAGTTTTCTTAGTTTTTGTCATCAGTGGTTCCATATAAAAGTGGACGCAGTACGTCAATTATATCAGTTAATTGCTGAAATAATGTGCCCACTTCGTCGTCGGTTTCAAACATTTGTTTTTCGTCTAATACACGCATCGTATGCAATACGATACTTGTATCTTCATAAAATTGTTGTATAGTTTGCTCGTATAATGTAATTTTCTTTGATAAATTAAAAATTACATATCCCATTGCTACAAATATTGCAAGTAATAAAGATACTACTAGTATTGTCATAATCTTTCCTATAATGATAGTGGTGGCAATTTAAAATTGCTAAACGATGACATATACTTTCGTATTGATGTGCCGTTACCATCAATTATACCACGTTCGTCATCAGAAGTCAAGTAGGCAGCAACACCTCCACTGCCAGCAAAATGTGCACCAGCAAGAATTCCTGCTCGGGTAATCTTGATACCATGTTTTGTTTTTCCATCGTATCTGTTAATGAGATGTCTCAACTCACGATAATTTGCTTTCATATAAGCAAACATCACGCTGTCTTGAAGATCTGGATTTTTTAGAAATTGTTGATTGGATACTCTAAATCCAAGTGCACGAACGGTACTTGGACTAAATTGATATTTGCCCATCATCCCATATCGGTTGACCACTCTATAATTTCCTTGACTTTCAATGTCCGATACTTTCCCCATAAATTGTTCTATGGGAGTTGGCTTTGACTTTGGAAGCTTTGCCATTGTAAATGTTGGAATTTCACTTGCACAATATACTGCGGCAAGTAAAATTATAATAAATGTGATATGTTTTTGCATAAAATTTCTCTTTTTATAACGTGCTGTAAAATTCATTCTGTGCACGTTGGCGCGAAATATCCTTCACATGATAGATTGCCCATTCTTCTTCGTCGGGAAAGGGTGCGGAGGTTTTGTATCCCGTAATACGTTCGTGTACTTTATTTTGCCAACGAATATCGGGAGTGTTCCTAAACAATCTGGTTTGGTGATCTGGAAACATCACCCACCCATATTCATTTACCTGCCAGCCCCACCGTTGAACATCTTCATCGGTCAATCCCGTTACTACATTAACGCGAGGAACAAAAAATAGATCAATGTCTGGGTTATGCCCAACAATATCATGAACGTGGTGTAGTAAATTTGCATGCAAAGTTTCATCCGCATCAATTTGAAAAATATATTCCCCAGAACATTGATCAATTAGAAAATTTTTGTGACTGGAAAAATCTCCATTTAAACTATGCTGAATTAATTTGATATCCCCACTACTTGCATAGGCATTCAATAGTGAACAAGTAAATTCATCGGTGGAATAATCATCAACAACAACAATTTCATCACCCGTTTCATTACAAAATGGAATGAGTTGATTCAATAATGTCTGAATGTAATCGCCTTCATTGTGTGTACAGATTGCCCAAGAAATCATACAAAACTCCGATATTTAAATAGTGCTTTTTCTTTTGCTTTCGCTTCAAGATCAATATCCAATGTCAGTCCAAAATCATCAATTTTATTAAACACATAATCTGCATGCGCACGAGGATTACCAGTTACACCTTCGTTAAGATTTTTAGACTCACTATAATGAAACAATGGAGTAATATTGTCGGGCCATGTAGTTACTGCCAGTTCTACGGCATCTTGTGTAGATAGTCCATCTGGGTGAAATTGGTGGTGAAAGTAATCAAATGTGATCGGAATATTAAGTTTCGCGTGAAGATAGGTAAATAATTGTATTACAGAAAACGATCCTGCTTTGTCGTCATTTTCTACTACTAGCCGCCCTTTACAATTTGAAGACAGTTGATTATATGCGGCAACCCATCGAGCTGCCACTTCTTCGGAGAAATTCATTCCAACGTGAATGTTTAACGCATTATACGGAGTTGCCGTAAGACCCATGAGATCAAATACGGTAGAATGAAGTTCAAGATCTTTGATCGAATTCTCAACAACAGCAGGCTTACTTGAACCAAGTTTTACAAAGTGATCGGGGTGGGCAGTAATGCGTTGCCCGAAACTGGTTGCCAACTCACCAGCAATACGTAGTGTATTAGCAATTTTTGTATAATTAGGTAGATCATGTAAATTATATTTAGTGCCCCACGGAAAAATACCAGAACCCATACGGAACACCTTGATATCATGATCTTCATTCCATTGAATAATTTTCACTAGATCAGTTGCATTTGCTAATACTATCTCAGATACGTAAGCAAGTCCACGAGCTTCGAACGTGCGTTGAATCATGCCTCGACCAGTGGTAATTTTTTGTTTATTTAATACAGTATTAATACAACAATAACCAACAGTGTGTGGCATGTAACCTCCTTTGGTATGAATACTTAAATATAACACACTCATTGAGCAATGTCAAGAGATGATGTTATCCAAAATGTCGGCCGTGATACCACGATACGGTCGCCGGCTGGTTCCCATCGGTCGTAGGAACCTCTGTGGGCGACTCTACATACACTTCAAAGGGTTCGTCCGTAGTATATGGTGTCGTTGGTTCTAGAGGTACTTCTGTCTGATGCGGTGGTTTATTCTTTAATAGGAAATTAACTGCGATAACCAGTGCCACTGCCAATGGATCGAATACTAATACAATTATTAATGTGAACCATTTTACTACGGTGTCCAGTGGAACATTAAATGCCTTAGCAATATATAAAAATGTACCAATGTCCCCGTTCGTTTCAATTTCTACCTGTTTGGTGATTTTGATGGTATTTAAACTATCTCTAACGCTTGAAAGAGCGGTGATTTCATTTTGTAAATCCTTTACACTTTTATCTGCCGCAGTTAATGTAGACTGCGCATTACGAATCGTAGAAGTGTTACCCGATTGACTTTTGGTAATCAGCCCATCCAAACGATTTTCTTGCTGCGCACGCAATCCAATCAACTGATTTAGTCGATTATTTTTTCGGGTAATGTCTTGTTCGATGGTGATAACTCTTGTGTTTGCCGTTTGAATATCGGCAGTTTTCCGCAATGGTTCCGCAGAAACTTTTGCATAGGCGGCGGTTAGATATCCGTAAATGCCCGCCGACGTAATTATCATCAATACGAATGCGGCAATGGATAAATAATACTTCAACAGTTTAGGAAGTTCCTTCCAGTACTGATATAAGAAAGAAATACTCACCAATTTACCGAGTTCCAATGCCGATGCCATAATTGCCACGCTCAGTGCAGCGCCTGCAAATAAGTGCGCAATGCCCGTTATTGAAAATACTGCGGCACAGGTCGCGACCAATGTTGCGGTCAATGATGTAATTGCTATTAATGATGATCGTGTGTTCATATATTTGAGAAACGCGAATGAGGAATAAATAACCTCACCCGCGTTTTATTCTCCAAATGAGAGAGTTTTAGGCGTAACGTAACTGTTAGATCACCTCCTAGATGATAGTTACGTCAGTGGGATTAATAATACACTTGCAACTGCACAATAAGCATCCACACATACTAAACCTCCATATTTAAATGGTTTTGTTTGATCACAACCGGTGAGGTTGCCCTACAAAAATAAGTATAGACAAACGGACAAAATACAACGTTTTGTTGTACGTTGCCCGTGTAGATTACTAAAATCTACCCTTGTCACTTTCCACACGACAGGCCAGATGATCTGCCCAGTGAATGATATACGGGAGATTAGTTTTCATTGCATATTTTGCAAAGTTTTTTAGATATGCTTTATTTCCCTCATCATACAACCCGTCTGACAACTTAATTGCCAACCATTCGGTTTGAGTAATTTCAATACCATACTTCTGAAGTAAAAACAGTGCCCGTTCGGGTACGTTAAAATACTGAAGATTTTCGTTGATTGAGTATAGTTCGCCGCGTTTACGGTGCCAATCAGAATCTTGATCAACATAATGTGGACCTTCGTCGGGATTACCCAACTTACCCAAGTCATGGTGTAGGGCAGCAAAGATTAGTTCCTGCTTGGTGAAATTAACGTCCCCTTCCATATTTTTATAAAGGGATGCCACCTTTAAGGCAGCCTCAGTAACACGAAGCACGTGGTCAATGTAGCCGCCGGGAAATGCATTGTGGTAATGCCGCTTTGATGAGGCAGGGGCTAGAGTCAACTGCTCCTGTAGCGGAACATACATCTCCTTCAGTTTATCCGCACGGGGATCTGCGGCAATATATTCCATAAACTTAGCATAATCTTGTTCAATCTTTTCTTCGGTGTTCGTAATTGTAAACATAATAACCTTTTTTGAGTGTTAAATTAAATATTGAATTTTATTTTGATTTCGTTTCATCCATAATTCAAACAAAGTAGGAATTGTTGGAGTTTTCTGTAATACCAATGTCGTATCTATCAAATCATGGTATGCTTTCTTGTTATTACACGTTGAACATGCTGTTACTAAATTAGTCCATAAACTTTTGCCTCCTCGGCATTCTGGAATTATATGATCTCGCGTTAAAAACTCGTAACTGTTAAAATCTTTCTTTGCACGATTACAATATTGACACGTATAATTGTCACGCAAGAATAGATTACGTTGACTAAGCGGAGCCGGGGTCTTATAAATCTTTCTGCCACGGACAAACATCTTAAGTGCCACCATTACGGGTAATTTAAATGTTATTTTTGGAGAACGCACGAGTAAATGTGGATGTTCTTCAACAACAATTGCCTTTCCCTGTAAGATTAGTATCATTGCCCGTTGTGCGGTAACGATGTCTATTGGCTCATACGTAGAATTTAGAACAACGCAACGTGTTGTCTCAAACCCCATACAGTTACTCCTCTAATTTAGTAGAGTCCTTAATTAATTTATTAATATGATAGGACTTGATGATGTTATTGGTTTTTCCGGCGTACTCATATTCTTCTGTGGTAATGAACACTTTCATGGCTTTCTGAAGTGTCTTTAGCACCTTATCTCTTGGAATCCACGCATGCATGGAATCATCTTCGAACTTAAATAATTCAATGATATCGTTATCCGTAGTGAGATTTCGTTTAATTTCACGTACAATATATTTGTATACGAGTGCTTGATTCTCTTCGAGAAATCTATCCCAGATAACGGAACTTTTATTTGGTAGTACGAGCATTTTTACTATTCCGTTTAGCAGTTGTCTTTTTTACTACCTTTGCAGCAGACTTCTTCACTTTAACGGGCGAAGTTTCTGTACTTGCCTTCTTGAGTTTAGCAATTTCCTTCTTGTCTGTGACAATTTCACCCTTGGAATATATCACACCGTTCTGTTCAAAATACATCTTGAAATGCCAACCCCGTGGCTTATCCGATTTTACTGCGGACTGTCTGTTCTCGGGAGGAGCGCTCATTCGTTGTACGCATCGACCGCACGTGACAATACCGATGTCGGTACTCACCAAAACTTCTTCGTCATTACATTCCTTACATATAAGATACTGTCGGCCTGTTGTTTTCATCACTTCCGTCCGTGATGTCTTTTTAATACGGCGTTTTAGCATAATTTTAGTCCCGTGATTTCCATAGTCTATATCGTCGATTCCACCGAGCATCCAAATACCGTGTGTAATTAGTTGCCCACTCCGGCGAACCCATTTTTTTAATAGATGCGTCAAGGGTAAGTATATGTTTTTTAATACTGACCAATTCTGACAATGTACTTGCTTGACCAAGCTCGTCCATTAAAAGATTATACTGCCCTACAACAACTTCCCTACGTGATGATGCTGATATTAATACCATCAAGGTGTTGATCCAATGTTGAATAAATTTGAACATAGATACTCCATCAAATTATTAACATGAACCTTTAAGTGGACGTGGCGGGATTTGAACCCGCGTCCGAGATTGCTTCCTACTAAGTGTTTATGTATATAGTCATTTTATTGTACTACACCACGTTTAAACAAATGACGAACCCACGCAGCTTTGAGTTGAAGAATTCTGCATTAGATATCAACTCATTTTCTAATGTTATACCATATTCGATTACAAAATACCTTATATGGATCAGTATCTTGTCAAGCAGCGGATCTAAAAGATCAGGCTGCTAAGGCTAAGTTTTGGTTGCCGTTTGAAATTGTTGGTCTGTTTTACTCGTCTTACCAAACGAGATACAAAGCTTAATCATCCACACCCCGTCGAAACCAGGTCACGCCCGAACTAATTTAAATTTCAGTATTCGAAGTAAAGGTACTATCAGTTCCACTGCTGCCGGCAGTACCATCTGATTGTCCACTGGCCGAATCTAAAGAAACAACCTGTGTCTTTTTTGTTACCTTGTGATTACTCTTAACCCACGCTACTACAGCCAACACGATTATTACACCTACGATGGTAATTACTGCCATGATTTTCTCCTATTAGAAAAGATAGTTTTTTAGTGACATCAATAATGTAAATAACAACATTAACGTTGTCCATGCAACGACCACGATAATCGGTATCAATATAATCGGCCACGATACCGATATGTGACCCATCATTTTTAATGCAATCAAGACCAGTTCAGATATAAAGATTAATGTCGCCGGCCCCAATTCTAATGATATGCGCATGTTATTTGATGTGTTCATATATGATATTGTCTGGGTGTTTATTTAATATACATAGTTGGTAAGTGAAAGTCAAGTACCATTTTGAATATCATGGATAGTCAATAAATTAAGTATTTTATAAGTAGCTTTTCCACTGGGCAGTGGCACCATGGCAGTGTCGCCTACCGACTTATTATATAAAGATTTCCCAACTGGTGATTTTACTGTTATTTCTATATATAATGGGGATTCTTCACTGGAAATTTCTGCTAATACTAATTTAAATACTTGCGTAGTTTCACTCTCAAGATGATAGACCGTAATTATTGAACCCATTCCTACGGTATCTCTGGATATAAGATTTAAATTAATCTGTTTATATGCAGTAAGGCGTTGTATTAATTGATTAAGACGTATACTCGTAAATTGCCGGCGAGTTACGATCTCAGAAAACTCTGAATTTTCTTTTAAATCACCCATCACCACGGCAGATTGTATTTCCTGTGGGATGGTAACAGATAGTTCATATTTCAATCTGTCAATTTCTTGTTCTAATTGTTCACGATCAGTCATAGTATATATTCTCTTGCGAAAGACAAAATAGAAATGAAGACCGAAGTCCCCATTTCTATTCTGATAAGTATACTGTTGTTATTTTAAAACTTCAATTTACTTACGCAGTCCACTCCGTAATTGCACGCCCGTGAGCGACAGGTCGGGTAGAACTAGTCATACCGGCAGCTTCAAAGTTCGGTGAGCGCAGAACTGAGTTAATAAAACTGAGTCTGGTGCGAACCTGCTGCGGACGAACGCCATCGCGATTGAGATAGGTATGTACGTCATCGGCGGTGACTGTGCCTGATGCCCGACGACGAACAAGACTATAAAGCCAAGTGCGCATGCGATTGACGGTACGATCATACTCTTCATCTGAATATGTCTTTACGATAAACCGTTCTGGGGTACTGTTACGAGCCATAAAACCTCTTGTGTTAAAGAAACAATTTGTAAGGAAAGGATTGAAGAATCGTAAATGCCTTACTCACTTACGTTCGATTATAATGATACCACAGTACTACATTAAAGTCAAGTGGTAGGTGAAAACTTTGTTGCGGTTGTATAATCAAACGTATTACTGTTATTAAACATATACACCGTCTGATTAATACGCTGACTCAGTACGCTACACTGGGACTGCGGACTCATTGCAATCGTATCCATGTCACCATACCAGATTTTTCCGAACTCACGGGTGGCGAGAGTAACGTTGTACAATACATTCTTACCATACAACATTCTTCCTACATTGCCGAACATTTCCGTTGCGACATTAACTGCGGGCTGGATATCATCGTTCTCGTAAAACATAACTGCCTCACTTATCAGTGATTATTTATTATTCGCTTCTATGGCATCTACCTCTAGAGCGTAACACTTCCAACAGAGACACATTTGCTCTGAGAGGAATTCTTCTCTTCGTACTCCACGATTGCCGCACATCTCACAGGTGTGAACCGACTCTCGTTCAATCTTGTACGATACGGAATCTAATACATGCTGCACCTGTTTGTCAAGTGCTTCCAATTTAATTCTTAACATACCGTGATTACGATTAACACTTATTAACTTAATATTTGGCCATAACGTAAATAAGAATTGAATACGCTCTTCAAACGTTATCTGCCATCCTGTTTTAAACTCTTTAAGTATCATTACTTTAACTGTTTTTAAACTGTTTTTAAAAATATAACGTTGTTTTCTTTTCTTTTTGCTTCTTTTTCTTTTATTTTATAAGAAGTAGACCTATGGGTACTACAATTTACTGTACAAAATAACCTGTGCATTAATAATAAATTTAAATTGTATAATCGCGATTGTCTACGTAGGTACTGTTTAGGTAGTATACTACCTTATACTGCTTACTCTGTAAATGAAAGTTTTTTCATTTCTCTAAAAATATCCGTTGCATCTTCACCCGCTGCTTCGGTTTCTACTATAGAAGTATCAACATACTTACGCTTCGTAATAGGTTGATTTCCACATTTCTTCTGAATCTTTTTAATCAAAGATTGAATATTCTTATCTTTTATAATCATATATGTGTATTAATTCTCATCGTCAAGAGTGTCTTCATCATCATCATCTCCCTCAAACATATTACGTAACTTATTAATTTCACCATCGGAAAAATATTTCGATTCCGCATCATCCTCTCTGATTTTATTTAATAATTCATCAAGTGATTTTGCTGTATATTTGCCATCTTTGGTCTTATAAACTTGGTGGCTGTACCCACCTGCTCCCATGCCCAATCGACCTAGCATATCTTCTGTCAATGCTATCACCTCGGTGAATCCTTCGCCCATCTTTGATGTTACTGCTTCCAACGATATAACTTTTCCTAGTATTGATGCCAGCCCCGCATGCATTTGACTTATGTGTATTTTTGCGGACACTAAGTACGTATACATTAAAAATGTTAATATCAATAATAGCACATTCACTATGCCAATTACTATCACAACCGTTTCAAACACGCTCATGTAAGCTCCTATGATGTAGTATACATCTATACATATTAAATGTCAAGTGGTAAATTGTCCCCATCTTCAGGTATAAGAAAACTGCCAGTACGTTTTTTGTGTTCCGTAAAATCATCGGTTAACGTAATTATTTCTAGTTTTAATTCATTTGTGAGTTGCATTTGATGGAAATACTTATGCTTCCACTCATCCAATTCAAGTTTAATGTCATGCAACTCAGCTTTCACGGCATCTAATTCTTCACGCAATTCTTTTCTGAGTAAAATGTGAGTAGACAACTCAGTTTTATCCGAATCTATAAATTTGTTAATTAATTTAATTATTCCACCCACCGTAAGTCCTGCCACCGCCGCATAAACCGCAGTTTCAAATTCTTGTGGTATCATAATTTTTCTCAATAAGTGTTACGTAACGCTATAACCTTATTGACGAAACTTAATAATGGCAAACGGAACATAGTTTGTTAAAAAAAATACTGCAGACGCAGTTAGAATTACTAAAAGATGTCGATGGTCAAATAACGAATCCATCTCCGCATGCCCAATGAGGGCACCTACAATGGTTCCTAACATAAACACTAACGTACTACTTACTGCCCTTAATGTTTGACGGTTGGACATAATAATCTCCTAACGTGATAAGAACCCCTGCACATATAAGTAGTATTCCCTACACACTTACTTCAAATTGACCAACACATAATTATTGCACAATGGTTCTGCTTTCATAACAATAAGGGTATCACGTGCAGATCGTGAAATACTGAATAGTGCCGGGCAGATGGCCGCCGTTCGTGTCGCGTTATATTCAGACCATTTTGTATATCCCACTACACTTAGTTTAGCCATCAATCCCAACACAAGTACGGTAGAAATTAAAGGCAACGCCTTCTTAATATCCAGTTTCGGTGTCGTCTCCTGAGTCGTCATCGTCATCCTCCACAAGTTCAATTGTATCCGCATCGTCCGTTAATTCAATGCCTACTACACCATCCTGTTCAAGTAAGTCCGATGTATCAAGTGCACTAGTAGCATAGTATATTGCATCTTCTGCGTTCTCACCAAATACAGTCAATTTAACATAAGCAACGTATTTGTTTAATCTCAAATCATCCATGTATCCTCCAGTTGTTTAGTAAGTGTTATCTTAAACATAGTTACATTAATTTGATTTGTCAAGGGGGCACCTTAAATATGGGGGTTGACAATTAAGAGCGCCCGTGGTATATTTAAAATTCAACACTTGACTATACTCTATGTTAAATTATTTGCTAGCAACCAATATATTATTATTAATTATTATTGCAATACTTACATATAAATGGTATACGCAACGTACATATAATAGGAAGTTGTTTACACGGACATGGGTACTGGAATGTGCACTTATGGAATTATATGATGAGTGCTCAGACGCAGGCCGAAAAACCATACAAACCACGTTGGATGGTATTATTTCACTATAGTTCCCCTTTTCAATGGGATGTTTATGCAAACAGTTAAACGTATCACTAAAAAACAATTATTCATTAAGACGGTAGAAATTGCACAACCACTTATCGGACTCAGCGAGTGGAAAATAGCAATTAGATTTCCTTCGAAGATGAAGGGGGCTGCGGATTGCCAAGCATATCCAGAATACAAGCAGGCCGCCATCCGAGCAAATCTAATGGTGTGCCGGCGACTGTCACACTACGAAATTATAGAGACTGCTATTCATGAAATGGTACATTGTTTGTTGTGGCCCATTGTTACATGGACAGAAGAATTGTGCAGGAAAAATCCACAGAAGATAGAAATCACACGAAAATTAGAAGAATCGACCGTTACGGAGTTCGAAAAACTACTAACTAAATTGTGTATAGATGCAATACAGGTAGAACTTACCGCACAAGGATTTGAGAAAGTACCAGAAACATTTGCAACTGTGCAAGTTGTTGGTCCCCCAAAGAAAAAGATAAAAAAATGAGTTTTACCTTCCTCCCATATGGAGCACTACTATGAAATACATGTATTTGTTGTTAGCCGTCCCAAGTATTGCATTTGCACAAGTGGACACCCGCATTATAGAGACGGAACAGTCTCGTGGCAATCCTCCAACGGAAAAAGTGGTACGGCCAGAACCTCCTCGTCGCGTGGACCCACCAGTACGGCAGGAGATGCCACAACCCCCAAGAAATATCAATCGACCATTTCCGTTACCAATGGAGCAATATTGGAATTCTCAACGCCAGTCACGCAACGATTGTTTCAATATGCCACCACAGTTTCGAACAGTTTGCATGGACATGGGAACATCACGCAATCGTTCCATGAATCGTCGTCCAACAAACAAACCGCTTCGTCAACAAATTCGGCAAGCCACACCACAGCAACGCCGTGCAATTCAACAAGCCCGCAAAGAATTTCAACAAAAAGTGCGGCGCATATTAAAAAAGTAGTATAAACAGTTGTTGGACGAGTGGCTGAGCGGTTGAAGGCGCGGGTCTGCAAAACCTTTGGAGAAATCCCACATCGGTTCAAATCCGATCTCGTCCTTATTACAGGAGATAGTTATGAAAAATCAGATATTTGTGTTCGGCAGTAATCTTGCGGGACGACACGGAAAAGGTGCCGCCCTTACCGCATATAGAAAGTATGGGGCAATTTATGGTCAGGGAGTTGGAATGCAAGGTAATAGTTTTGCCATTCCTACAAAAGATGAACAATTAAACACATTACCGGTCGATAAAATAGAAAAATATGTGAATAATTTTATTAAGTATGCCACACTTAATCCAAATTTAATGTTCCAAGTTACCAGAATTGGGTGTGGATTGGCTGGATACGACGATAATGATATTGCTCCACTATTTATACACGCACCCAGTAATTGTATTCTTCCTGTTGGATGGCGAAATTTCAAACCACACTCACTTGAGAAATTTGATACCACGTTTTAAAATGTGTGGCCAGAAAAATGAGAAGGTGGGTTGACAAATTGAATAGACTATAGTATATTACTGTATCTACTCTATCATAAGGAATGGTAATATGTTGAATACACTGAGTGCAAATGATAAACTGAAGCTGATGGGTGCAATTAAGGATATGAGCACATCACTTACTCGCATGGACGCAGAACGTGACCTTCAAAAGAATATTAAGAACGATATTTGCAAGGAATTGGATCTGAATAAGAAGGTATTCACGAAACTTGCCAAGACTTATCACAAACAGAACTTCAGTGAAGAAGTGGCATTGCACGAAGAATATGAGACTTTATACGAAAATGTCACAAAATCGTCAATGTAATTGAATAAGTATTCATAATTAATGAATGTTTAATTCCCCACTTGACAAGTATCAGGTGGGGAATTAAAATTAAGGTAAGTCTTCATGGTGAAATTGGCTATCACACCGAACTCCAAATCCGGTTTTCTAGGTTCAAATCCTAGTGGGGGCGTAAAAATTGTTGTGCGGGAGTGCTGTAGAGTTATACTGGAGATTATTTTATGCAGAACAGGAAAAAACACAATTACAAATGTTGTAAGTGTAAGCACTGCACCATACGACGGGATAAGAACGGAAAAAAAGATCATCGCTTAGATTGTAGATGTCAAAGATGCAAATGGCTTCGTACTGGATCTGATAGAATGTCTAGACCAACATTGGGAACAACGTGGTCAATAAAACCAAAAGAAATTTCTAAGCGTAAACTTGCAGAATTAAGAAAGAAGTACGCAAAATATATTGATGTAAAGGTTGTTACATAACATTACGGGAGTGCAGCGAAGTTGGAGGGTCGCAAAAGTCTGTAAAACTTTCGGTTAATAGCCCTAGTTGGTTCGAATCCTTCCACTCCCATTGCATAGTGCGTTAGCTCAGATGGTTAGAGCATTCGGCTGATATCCGAAAGGTCCGGAGTTCAATTCTCTGACGCACTACTACTTATATAAAAGGTTCTGTGCACATTAATACTGTGTATGGAACCTTTTTATGTTCTGTATATGAGAAACTGTTTATATTCAACGCTTTCGCAAAATAAAAGGTTTTCTAATTGAAAAACTCACACTGTGGAAGACATTATGAACCCATTTTTGCACGCAATAAACATATGTACATCAATTATATTGTTATGCACATCACCACACATGGCAGTTACAAAAGAAAAGGCCATATTTGTAGAAAAAGTAACTAATTCAGTACAAATTGGCCCTGTTGCGGGAAGCCGCGGCTTGGAGTTTGGGGTTAAAAATATTCTAGAAGAAATTTTATTAGAAAAAGAATTTAATTTGAAACCAGACGCCCCATTACATGTAAAAGTGGACATTATTTATCTTGATGTTCTTACTACAAAAAAAAATGTTTCAGTATTTCATAAGAATGAGGTGGCAGTTGTTATACGCATGAAAGGTGTCTTGACACATAATGGTAAAAAGGTGAAGGAAGCCGTTGTAGAAGAAAGTTCTGCAGAAATTTCCATGTCAACCCTCATCATTGATAATGGCGGCAAGTTCAATCAAACGAGCTTAAGCAACGCATTAAAGAAAGCCAGCGTTGCTCTCATCACTAAACTCACGGAGTAATATGAAACACTTTTTAGCAGCAGTATTGTTGCTGTTACCCGTGCCTGTCATGGCACAACCTTCCTTATGGTGGGGGGTGAACACGATAACAACCGATGTGAATGGTGGTCCCATCGTAAAAGATGACACCATTTCCCTTGAAGTGAAAATAAATCCCAACAACACCACCATTCGTTCCGTGTACTTTGATTTCCAACATCAAAAGGATGCATTAACCCTCCTTGATGTGCAGCAACGTGAAGCCATTCCCAGCGATGCATCATTTAGTTACACCAACTATTATTATCCCAATTGTCGGTTCAATCGCAGCACGGCAAATACCACACCCAATGGTTGGACCAATTATTCACAAGCACAATACACATGTAATACTACAACGGTTCCGTACCACGCCATTAATCGTATCATGGTGAACGTGGCAAGTTCACAAAATCTCAGTCTTGCCACATATGTACGACTACGGTTCCGTGTCACCAATGTCGCTGCCGGATTCCCATATGATTCTATTTACATGAACTTTGCCGTGGGATATGATGCAGCAGGCAGCACCATGACCAATACAGAAAATACTGGAGTGAAGGGTGTCTGGGTGCAACTTGCGCCAGGTGCCAACAATCTATTGTCCGGGACAGTAAAACACGGCGCCAATGTATCCACAGGATTACAAGGATTGATGCGATTGTGGGTAACCGATACTGTAACACAACCCACAGAAGTTGCCATAACAGCAATAGGTGGTGCAGGCACATTTGGATTCGGGTCACCATTACAACCCAGCAGTTGGTATAGAATGCGCGTGCTGGTGCCCGGTGATAGTATTGCAGCATTAAGTCGCGCCAGTGTCACCGTGTCTGATTACACCATGGCGGTGCAAGAATGGATCACACAAAATCTTGACAAGACATTTAAAAATCAAAACATTGACCGCGGCATCAAATATTTCGCCGCCGACGCCAATAACAACGGTCAATTTGATGGCGGCGATTTGCAACGCATCTTCAATGCTGTGGCAGGATTGGACACCTTGATGAAAGCCCCAGCAGGATGTTCGACAAGTTGTATGTTGTCTATTCCCACTATTCGTGGTGAAACCTATGACTCATTGGGATTTGCGTCATGGAAAACATTTACAAAAACCATTATACAACTGCAAACTGGCACAGCTGATCAAAACGTGACAGTGAAATATGTGTTACGAGGTGATGTGAATTTGTCACATTCATCTCCTGTGACCGCGGCAACACAACAAGCAGCAGCATTTACAATGGGACGATTTATTGTCCCAGGAGCCAGTAGCATTGATGTCAACTTGAACAATGTTATTGTCACCGGCAATACACTTAGCATCCCATTCAATGTGGATACCAAGACATTGAAATTGTCAGGATTACAATTTGAAGTGAAATATGATCCTACCAAAGTGAAATTTGAAAAATTGGAAGTGAACACTCCAAGTTGGATTTCCTTTGTGAATGATGACACAGGTGTGATTCGTTTCGGTGCACTTGACCGTGACTTTAAAAATTTCCTATCAGGCGCTGCATTGGTTCCTTTTAAATTACAATTCAGTTCTATACAAGCAGGAGTGAATTTAAACTCATCGGTACAAATTTATCCCACAATGGATGCAGCAGATGATAAAGGTAAACAAGTAGGAATTAATTTTAATACCACCAGCATCAAATTAATTGGTGCCAACTTCTTTAAACAACCATGAAAAAATTTCTTGCGTATTTACTACTCGTAGCAACTGTTGGATGCAGCGATATTGAGTTTCCAACACACCCCGTTGTTGTTGGCGGACAAGAATCAGGATCAGATGTTTCTCTGGGGGTTGCCTCAGCCACAATGAGCGTGGCATCAGTATCAGGCCCTATCACATCAGGCCCATTCACCATTGGAGTGAATGTCACACCTGGTGCCACATATAGTTTTCAATTAACACACATCAATGGGACTGTTCTTCATAATCATGGCTTTACTGCAACACAAGCCATTATGAGCATTGCATTAGATTATTCAACGATTCCCGTGGGCGCCTATGATTTAATTCTTATGGACAACACGGGTCGGCTATTGAAAGTAGTTGTTATCATTCAACGTTAACTAGGAGAACACATGTCAGAAGAATCAAGTGGAAGTGGATTAAAGAATGCCCTCATTGGATTGGTGACCATCATCGTCACGGCGGTGGCAGGTGTGGTGGGTAAGAATTTAATGGGAGGCGACGAAGCACCTCCTGCTGCTGCTGTTGCGGCACCTGCACCCATCATCAATTTAAATGTAGAGAACAACAACAGCGTGAAAGGCGGTGGTGGATCGGATGGTACATCAACACCGGCAGCAAAACCAGCTCCTAAGAAAGATGATTGGACAAAGGCCGAACCTAAGTGGTAGTTTGTAGTATGTAAATACAATTAACCGAGATTATTATGGACGCAAAACAAATACAACAAACGGTTTTTAGTAAGTTCTCAGAAATTTTCAAGGACACCAATCATTTCAATGAAAAAACTGTGATTGGATTCATGGCATTTGCCATCATGTTCTTGTATTCTGCTGTGGATATTGTTACAGGTGTTATGGGTATGACGTTGGAAATTCATCAATTTGTATATGAATCATTCATGTACATCACATTAGGATCCTTTGGTATTGCAGGACTTGAAAAGTTCTCACCTGCAGGTGCGAAACGTGCCACTGAAGAAACTACGGTGAGTGAATGATGCGTAAATTATTTGTTATTGCAACCCTACTACCTGCCTTGCTTAACGCTCAGGTAGTAGGTTCAACCAAAACAGAAGAATATAAGGCATCGTTTGAAAAGAAAATAAACATTGATTCCTTAATGGACTATGAAGGCCCCAAAGTCCCTATTCAATTATTAAATATCGGAATCAATGAAGAAGTGTTTGCCATGTATCCTGAATTGAAAGACAAGCGTGTTGGATTAGGTGTGACCAACATCATTGTTGAATACTTAGAAGAAACTAATCGCTTCACCTTTACAGAAGATAAGACAGAAATTAAAAATCGTATGGTGAAGCAATTCCAAGCATCGCAATCAGGCATCACGGAAAACAAATTGGATGGTCGTGGTAAAATTAAATTGGCACGTTATTTTGTATACGCTGAAGTCTATGATTTCTCTGTATCCGAAGATGAAACCATTAATTTAAAAGATGGAATAAAGAACAAGGTGGTCACCCGATTAGGATTACAAATTAAATTTGTGGACGCGGAAACGGGTGAATACTTCACAGGATCAGGGCTGGGTGATGCCAAAACAATTCGTGAATTAACTCTCATGAATGATGATAATTTTGGTGAAATTAAGTTTAATCAAAGTACGATTGGTACAACAACTAAGAAGGCTTTGGAAGATGCATCAGCAAAAATTCTTGTGCGCATGATTAAAAAGAAAATTTTCACCAAGTAACATAATGAAAAAATTTCTTTTAGTCTTTTTTTTATTGCTCCTTCCTGTAAAGGTAGATGCTCAAGTGGTTGTACAAACATGGATTGACCCATGCACAGGAACAGCACAAACAGCAACATTCCCATTGGGCAATGTTGGGGTGACGGTTGTATTTCGTAATCAAGCAAAAATATTCACTGCCCAGCAAGCAGCATCGGGTGAATTGATGGCGTGGATTAATCAATTAGTTATGAACACACCATGTCCCGTCACAAATAATCCTGTTGTTCAGCAAGCGGCAACCCAAGCTGCGACACAAGCCGCAACACAAGCGGCCGCTGCTGCCGCGAGTGCTGCTGCAAGTGCTGCTGCATCGTCAGCAGCATCCAGTGCGGCATCGTCGGCAGCATCAAGTGCCGCGTCAGGTGCAGCATCTTCGGCCGCGTCAAGTGCTGCATCAGGCGCTGCTAGTAGTTCTGCTAATGCTGCCGCATCAGGCGCTGCATCAAGTGCCGCCACCTCCGCAGCGCCTACCGCCCCACCACCAACTCCAGCACCTAAACCTGCTGCACCTGCATCTAGTAGTTCATCTTCGTCAAGTTCTTCTTCTTCAAGTAGTTCCAGTAGTGAAACCAAGACGGAAACAAAAAC